TCATACTCATTACGAGCTTGATTGTCCGTGTCCACATACGTTCCATAGTAGCCTCCTGCTGCTACAGCAATCGACTCCTCAGCATTAGGAGGGACAGGGGACTGACCCTTCTTTCCCTCCTTACGTTGTATTTGGAATCCAAATAATTGACTCATTTACCTAGTCATAATAGTTCTCTTACTTATATTTAGCAGAGTTAATTATATGACTTTTCCGTTAGCGATTTCAGTTCTACTTGATGCTGGTGCTTGTGATCCGCCTTTTGCCTTCTCAGCAGTGAAGTAAGAGTACTGCCATTCAACAGTAAATTCTTCAATCTGATCGTTGCTGTCATATGCAAGATCAATCTGAGAAACGTTAGTTGGGAAGCAATGATGCAATTGATATGTTCTGATTGCAGAACCACCTTCTGTATCATCTTTTTCTAGTTGTGTGACAAATAGATTTGCCATGTAACCATCTCCACCATTATCAGGAAGAAATCTCTCAGCAGTATTACCAGCGTGAGTATTGATTTCATTTGCCCATGACTCAAATAGAGCACGGATCTTGAAGTTTTTATCGTTAAAGAATGTAGCAGTCCATGTATCGAAGGTACGATCACCAGCGATTTTAACTGTTCTACCTCTGAAAGGAACTTCGATTACACCCAAGTTAGATCCTGGTAGTGCTGCGGACTTACAAAGAATTGAAGTCAACTCTTTTCCCATAAGAGCACCAGCACCGTCAGATGCTAGGTCTCCTCCTGCTAAATCATTGATTGTTGCATCACTGAAACCAGCAGGAAATTGGATGTCCACATTGAACATATTAGGCTTAACGCCTTGACCAATAACTTGAAGGAACGAAGATACGTTGTTAGTTGCCATTTGTTTTTACCTCTTGTTTAATTATCTACCAACGACTTCGGAGAATGAAACTCCTGTCTTCGTTGCTGTAACGGTCACGGTTACATAGTTGATAGAACGAGTTGGTTTCACAAATATTTCTGCGACAAACTCATTTCTATCTATAATTTCAGCAGTATTATTTGATTCGTCGCAAACAACTAAGTAGTCTGTAACTCCTCTACGTGCTTGAACTTCACTCAAGTATCCACTAAGTGCAGCGTTGAAACTTGAACGAGTTACATTATCGTTCTGTTCAAACAATACACCCTCTGCAAGTGCTCTTGCTCTCTTCTCTATGTTAAGGAAGAGACGTCTTACGTTGATACGATCAAACGCAGATGGAGAAGCAAGTGCAGTCTTATCACCAAATAGGATAGGACCTGCACCAGGAAATGCTACAACAGGGTTAATTGCTGCAGTATAAAGATCATCTCTTGCTGCTTTGTTAGGATTGAATGCAAGTTTAACTACATTCTGTAGTCCACCTCTAGATGTTCCTGCTGGAGAAATCCAGTCATCACCAATAGTAGAAGTAGAAACGCATAAACCAGCAATGTCTCCATTACATCCAATGTAAACGTATTTGTCATTGAATCTATCGTATGTGTATTTGATTCCACTGTCCTTAACAACATAAGAACTAGAACCAATACTCTCAAAGAACTCAAGAGTCTTTGATAACTGAAGTGCAGGAGTTAGTGCGGAACCACCAGATGTAGCAACTTGAGCACCATTCCATGGTGAGATGAATGCGATGCAGTCTTTTCTTGTATTTGCTACAGCAGCAACACCACCCGCTTTAGTTTTTGTATCTGCTTCAGAACCCATTGATCCGCCCATAAGAACGAAGTCTAGGTCTGTTTCTTCTGTGTCTTGGAACTGTGTATATGCAGCAACAATCTCTCCTGTAGTGTATGCGTAATCATCAGTACCACCTGATAATGCTCCACCAGCAGTCTTAAGAATTCTTGCAATCTTAATAGGAGCAGCAGATGTAGCACCGTAAGAAGCAACAGCACCACCAGGATCTTCTCCTAATGTAGTAAACTCAGCAGATGTCAATGCACCAGCGTAAATATATCCAGAGAATTCGTTAACGTAATCCTTCCAGTAGATTGAAGAACCTTCTGGAGACTTAGCGTCAGATATCTTAGAGAGATATGTCATTCTCTCGACAATTGTGTTAGTTGATGTATCAACGATTGCAACGTGTACCTCATCCATTGTGATGTAGCGTTCTGTTGCAAATGCGGAACTACCTGGTCTAGGACCTACTTCTTTATATGTTAAACCAGTTGTACCAATTTGAGTGGCGTTCCAATCTGAAACAGTGAAAGCAGCAGATGTATCTCCAGCAGCTGGAGTAGGAGCAGCAGTTCCTTGAATAATTCTGAATGTACCTGTACCAAGAACTTCTACAACCTCATGTCCAACAGCAGCATCGTCAGTGTATGTACCACCAACTGATAAACCGTGACCAGTTTTTACGATTGTAAAGTCAGGACCTTTGTCCACAATAACAACATGAAGATTATTTCCGTCTGCACCAGCAGTACGAGCAATAAACTTTTCTGATGAACCAGCACCAGCATCATAATCTTCTTTTGATCCAACTAATACTGCTGAACCATCTAAAGTTGCGTTGAGTACACCAGTTGTTGCACGAACAACAGCGAGTTGACCACCATAGCGGAGGAACTCAGATGCTACTAACCAGTCTGCAGCGTTTGCCTCAGCTGGTGCTCCGAAAGTATTAATTAATTCTCTTTCAGATCCTATATTTGTAATTTTGCCTACAGGTCCACTGCGAAATGATGAAGCGATTCCAGCACGAAGACCAGAAACACCAACCAAGACACCAGTAGATAGATCACGTTCTCTAATAACAACACCAGGCGAGACTTGACTTGCCATTTAATTTTACCTCTAAGATATCATTTTATCTAGAAGTATTTAGATAAATCTATCCCTCCACAGGGGAAACAACACACGAACACCCTACCAGTCTGGATAGTGACCTTCTATTATTTTCTTTTTCTTTTTTCTTTTTGCTACTATTCTCTTGATCGTACAGTCCTTACACTCGTAAGAATATGCAGATGGTAAACCTTTCTTTTGTTTTCTTGACATGTAGAAATCTTCCAGTAGATTCTTGACTTGATTGCAAGTTCTACATCTTCTATCTTTGAATAGTAAATGTTCTAACTCAAATTGACTATCAAGATCCATCATAGTATTCTACCGCAGTTACATTTTTTTCCTTTATATTTTGAACATTTCCATTTTTTGCATTTCTTTTTCTTCTTCACAGATCAGGAATCATATAATCAACTGTTTCTTCTTTATCTCCGTACCAGAAAGATCCATCCGCATCTACAAATGTATCATCTCCTAGACCATCATCTATAAAACCAAATGGTGCCATGTCTTGTTCTATTTGATTTCGTTGTTCTTCATAAATTCTTCTTCTGACATCTTGGTCAGTCATTTCTTTAAAGTAGTCTTGCATGACTAACCATGCAAACAATACCATACACATAACAAGATCATCATGGTAACCTTCGTCTGCTTCCCATGCTTGTTTTCTTTGTATGAATGTAGTAAGTTCTTGAAGAATATCGAAATCGGTAAACGTTAATTTATCTTCTTCTATAATTGCTTTTAGATTAGAACATCCTATCTTCTTGACAGTAATGCTCATCTTTACACCTAACTGTGTCTTGTTACCTGAGAATCCTTGTCCGACTATCTGCCCTGCTCTACCACGCATAGCACACATGAGTACGTTAGGATATTCTAGATCATAGTTAAGTGTTGCTGCTATCGAGTCTCCTATGTCATTTACCTCAACAAGTATGTAAGGATTGTTATATTCCTTTGCTACTTGAAAGATGACCGAGGGAAACAGTACAGGTTTAATCTCATTATTTCTGTACTTCGCAACGATCTTGTACGGGAGAGTGGTGATATCAAACACGATGAAAGCAGAATAGTCGCCACCAATTCCTCTGGCAACATCAACAGTAATAATATATTCGTGATCCTCTTCTGCTCTCGCAAAAACATCAAGTCCTGCATTTGAATTAATTGGGTCATTGAACGGAATGCATTGTAATTTTGCTGGACTGATAAGTGTATCAGCAGACCCCAAGAAGTCGCATTCAAACTCTTGTGCAAATTGTCTCTTAGATGTATTCTTTATTGTCTCTTCTTTCCACTTCTTATCTCTGCCAGGTACTTGTGACCAATGAACTTCGTTTGTTATGTAACCGTTCTTATCGTTTCTAGCATCTTCCCACATCTTATAGAAGTGGTTCATGCCATTAGGAGTGGATATGATTATGACTTTAGTTGATTTACCAGAAGTAATAGTAGGATATACCGATGCAAAGAATTGTTCTGCGACGTGGTTAGGGACGAATGCAAACTCGTCAAGGAATAGAATGTTGAAGGACATACCTCTAACTGCACTAGCAGACGTAGAAGCAGCCAATATCTTTGATCCGTTTTCGAGTTCGACATTACCCTTATTCCATACTAAAATACCGTGTTGCATCCACTTTGGTAGATTCTCATATGCTAGTTGGAGTCTTCCGAGTAGTTCCCTTGCAGTTGAAGCTTTGTTAGCGAGTATACCAATATTAACACTGTCAAAGAAGATAGCGTAATATAAAAGGTAGGCCACAACAGTAGTACTTTTACCTGTTTGCCTAGGGAGTTTAGCAATGTTAAATCTATTTTCATGAAAGTCCTGTAAGATTCTTTTTTGAAAATCATACATGTCAAAAGGAACTAGACCTTCATCAAGTGAGATGATTTTTATATAATGGGTAGCAAAATATATTGGATCTTTTTTACATTTGATCCATTCTTGTACTTGCTTCTTTGTAAATTGTATAGGTGTACCCGCCTTCTTTAGGTTGGGATTACCTAGATATACATCATTAGTTGCCATACCTTATTTATCGTCAGGGTCTTCTAATCCCTTAAACACTAATAATTCATCACCATCTTGCACCTCTTTCATCTCAGGATGCATTTTTTTCTGTGGTTTCCTTACGTCTTCTAATACAGCACCTGTCATCCTCCACATAAATGCAAAGGTTGCACCAACAACTGATGCAAACATAATACCAAATATGAATATGGTTATGTCATTCATGATCTATATGAGTAAAAGAGTATTCTAATAACATAGCATAAAATTGACTCTTCATTTCCTCTAGATATGCTTTATCATCCTTGTCATATCCATTCTCTAGAGCAAAAGCAATTAGACGATGCATTGTTCTAGCATCAGTAATGCCAATCTCTAAATGGATATTCCAATCATCAATAGGA